TGGCATTTATTCAGATATTTCAATCATTGCACTCAACAGCAAAAAAATTGCTAATTATGAAACAGTATATATAGATGCATTTCCTGTATCTATATCATCTATTAATTTTAATACTACTGATTCTGATGTAGATTTTATTTCGGCCTCTGCTACTTTTAAATATACTTATTTTACAATTTCACAAGTAGTGTAAAATAATACTTTACATTTAATTAATAGTATGGTATAATAGGTTATTATCTAGGAGATTACATAATGAAATACGAAAAAATACTTGAAGAATGGGATAAAGATTCAGATATTGATCATACAGAATTAGGATCGGAATCTTTAAAAATTTCAAAACTTCACCACAAATACTTAGAAATTTTTCGCACAGAAAAAGAAATGCTTCGTTTACTTGAAGAAGAATATATCAAATTAAAAAAAGAAAAGTATGAATTTTATACTCAAGGACCAAACGAAGAGACACAAGCTAAAGGATGGAAGCTACCTCCAAAGGGCTTAATTCTCAAAGCTGATATACCTTTATACATGGATTCCGATGAAGATATTCTTAAAGTTACAAGATATATTGGAATTCAAAAAGATAAATTAGAAGTACTCAAGGACATCAACAAAAAAATACATAGCAGAAGTTATGATATTGGACGTGCCATCGAATGGCAAAAGTATATAATGGGTGGATAATGGATTTAATCAAAGTAAAAAAAGTCAATGAAACATATAATAAAATAATTGCTGAACCATCTCTTATAATGGAAATGGCTGATTTTTTTACGTTTGATGTTCCAGGTGCTAAATTTATGCCTGATTATAAAAATAAAGTTTGGGATGGTAAAATAAGACTTCTTAATACCATGACCTGCCTTCTTTATGTTGGTCTTAATTCATACATCGAAGAGTTCTGTAAGTCAAGAGGATATGATCTTGAATATATGGAAAATGTAAATGACGATGAATTTACTTATGAAGAGGCAGAATCATTTATCAAAAAATTAAAAATACCTGAAAAATTTGAAAGTCGAGATTATCAAATTGAAGCATTTTCTCATGCTGTTCGTAAAAGAAGGGCATTATTACTTTCTCCAACAGCATCTGGTAAATCATTTATAATATATTTAATTATGAGGTATTATGCAAGACGAACTCTTATTATCGTTCCTACTACTGCTCTCGTTTCTCAGCTATCTTCTGATTTTGCTGATTATGGATTTGACTCAGACAAATACGTTCATCAAATATTTTCTGGTCAAGATAAACAAAGTAAAAAACCAATAACTATTTCAACTTGGCAATCTATATATAAACTACCCAAGGAATATTATGACTCATTTGATTTAGTAATTGGGGACGAAGCCCATTTATTTAAAGCAAAATCATTAGTTACTATCATGTCTAAACTCGGTAATTGCAAATATAGATTTGGTTTTACAGGTACTTTAGATGGAACCCAAACTAATAAATTAGTATTAGAAGGTTTATTTGGTAATGTTAAAAGGGTAACTACAACTGCTGAACTAATGAAAACAAAAGTAGTAGCGCAATTAAGTATTAAAGCTTTAGTATTAGATTATCCAAAGGAAACCAAGTTATTAAATTCGAAAAATGATTACCCAAAGGAAATGGATTTTATCTGCAGAATTCCCGAAAGAAATAAATTTTTAGTAAATTTAGCTTTATCCCTTAAAGGAAATACTATGATGTTATTTCAGTTTACAGATAAACACGGTAAAATACTTTATCAACTCATGAAACAGACAGCACCTGATCGAAAAATATATTATGTAGATGGAGATATACTTGGAGAAGAAAGAGAAAGAATAAGAAAATTAGTTGATACTGAAGATAACTCAATAATTATTGCTTCTTATGGAACATTCTCTACAGGAACAAATATTAAAAATCTTCATAACGTGATATTTGCAAGTCCATATAAATCTATGATTAAAGTTCTTCAATCTATAGGACGTGGATTAAGAAAGTCTTCTACGAAGACTAAAGCTACGCTTTATGACATATCAGATGATTTAACCCATAAGTCTAGAGAGAATATTACATTAAACCATTTTATGGAAAGAGTCAATATCTATAATCAAGAGAAATTTGACTATAAGATATTCAAGATAACTATTAATAACTAATTATTTTTTCTCTTCAATATCATTATAACAAAACATATTTTAAAAGTCAAGGAAAATTTTATGGCAAACCGCACTGGACGTGTAAAAAATTATATCAACAACAAAACTTTTTATGAATCAATTATCGAGTACAAGGCTAACTTAAGAGAGGCTGAATTGCAAGATAAAGTTAAGCCTGTCATTCCAAAATACATTGGTGAATGCCTTTTCATGATTTGTTCGAAGTTGATCAAAAAGGGAAATTTCTCTGGATATTCAAAACAGTGGAAAGACGAAATGGTTTCAGATGCCCTTATTGATTGCATCTCTTCGGTTGATAATTTTAAACCAGAACGAACAGACAATCCATTTGCATATTTTACCATGATTGCATGGAATGCCTTTATCAGACGTATAACTAAGGAAAAGAAGCAGACCTATATAAAGCATAAGAATTATGAAAATAGTTTTCTTATGAATGAATTATGGGAAGGAGACAGTTCTGCTCAAATGGCCAGAAATGAATATTCCGAAGAGATTGTGTCTGCTTTTGAAAAGAAATTAGTTACGACCAAAAAGGTTACAAAGCCTATTGGTCTAGAAAAGTTTGAGGAGGAAAATAATGAAGAACGAGCACTTAATACCCATTAATGTCATTGACATTGTTGAAAAATTGAATTATGCTTCTAATGAAAATGAAAGAAACAATTATATTCACAGGCTAGAAGTTATCCGTGATTTTTGCAATCAGGCAATCACAACACCCGCCAAGAAGAAAGTTTCTGAAAATAATCATAAAGGCAAATATTCAAGGATTGGACTCAAAAACGTATGAAAATGGCTTTACTATCGGATACTCATTGGGGAGTCAGAAATGATTCTGACTCGTTTATAAATGCATCGAAGAAATTTCTCGACGATATTTTTTTCCCATATTTGGATCAAAATGATATTAACACGATAGTACATTTAGGTGATCTTGTTGATAGACGTAAGTTCATTAATATCAATACGGCTTCACGTCTTCAACAAGATTTCATCCGCCCAATCATAAAAAGAAAAATTGACTTTCATATGATTGCTGGTAATCATGACACTTATTTCAAAAACACTAATGACGTTAACTCATTAGAATTAACTTTGTCATTAATGCCATCTGCTAAAATTTATACCAAGGCCACCGAAGTCACTTTCGATGGAACAAAAATATTATTCATTCCTTGGATTTGTGATGACAACAAAAAGCATACATTTAAAAAAATTAAGGATACAAATGCACAAATTTGTTTTGGACATCTTGAGCTTTCAGGGTTCCAGATGTTTAAGGGGTCTATGCCATCTCATGGGGATGATCCTGTTCTTTTTAGCAAGTTTGATTTGGTTTGTTCTGGTCATTTTCACCATAGGTCTGTTAATGGTAACATCCATTATTTGGGCAACCATATTGAATTTACGTGGTCTGATTATGATGATCCTAAAGGGTTTCACATCTTTGATACAGAAACAAGGGAATTAAAATTTATCTCTAATCCAGAGAAAATATTTACTAAAGTTTGGTATGATGATTCTTTGGGAAAGTTGCCCCCAATACCAGAAGTGGCGAATAAAATTCTCAAAGTTGTTGTTAAAAATAAAACCAATCATTATTTCTTTGATCAATATATTGAATCTATCGAAAAACAAAATCCTATCGAAGTTCAAATTGTAGAGGACAATTTAAGCCTAGTTTCAGACGATCAAGATATTGTCAATGAGGCTGAATCTACAGTTGATATTTTTAAAAAATATATTGGATATATCGACTATAATAATAAAAAGAAATTAGAAGACAAAATTATTGATTTATATAATGAGGCATTAAGTATAGAATGATTATTTTTACCAAACTTAGATGGAAGAATCTTCTTTCAACAGGTAATATTTTTACGGAAATTGAACTCGATAAACATGGTACCACTTTGATCGTTGGGAATAATGGCGCTGGAAAGTCCACCATTCTCGACGCGCTTTCATTTGCTCTTTTTGGTAAACCATTCCGTAAAATTAACAAACCACAATTACTTAATTCAATTACACAAAAAAATCTTATTGTTGAGATTGAATTTACTATTGGTACCAATGAATATAAAATTGTTCGTGGTATTAAACCTGTTGTGTTTGAGGTATATCAAAATGGTATACTTATGAACCAATCGGCAGAGATGAAGGATTATCAAGAAATCCTCGAAAAGCAAATTTTAAAAGTTAATCATAAATCTTTTTGTCAAGTGGTTATTTTGGGGTCTGCTACCTTCCAGCCATTCATGCAACTTACTGCTGCACAGCGTAGAGAAATTATTGAAGATTTACTTGACCTTCAAATTTTTACAACAATGAATTCTCTTCTCAAAGATAAAATTTCAACTAATAATGAACGTATTAATGATACCCTTGCCAATATTAGACTTGTAGAATCTAATATCAAAATTAGTAAGGAACATATGGCAAAACTTCAGGTCAACAATGATCAGTTGATTGAAGACAAAAAAACAAAAATTAAAGATACTGAAAAACAAATTCAAATTTTTAATGAACAAATTTCTTCTGTATCTAAGCAAATTGAAGAACTAGAAGTAGGCAAAGAAGATGATTCTGCTCTGGTGACTAAATTAAACAAGTTGGCTTCTTTGCGTTATAAAATTGAAGCTAAATTAGAGCTTTTAAATAAAGAAGTAAAATTTTTTGATAAGAACGATGAATGCCCTACATGTAAACAAACTATCGACAGTGAGTTTAAATGTGAGTCTATCAAAAGTCGTGAAGACGAAATTTTAAATATTAATGATGGTCTTGAAAAATTAATTGAGCAATATGATCAATTAGATAAAAAGATCAAAGATATTATGAAAATTGACAGCATGATCAATAATCATAAGATGACCCTTAACCTTCATAAATCTAAAATTAATTCTTTAAACGATTATATCGTCGCCTTAGAAGAAGAAATCAAGAATATTAAGAAAAAGGATAAAGTGGATAGAAATAGCGATATATCCATTTTTGATAAAGAATTGAAAAAATTAAACAATGATTACAATGACTTACTAGAGGAAAAAACGCTTTTATCTGTAACTGGTACGCTGCTGAAGGATGGGGGAATAAAATCAAAAATTGTAAAACAATACATCCCTATTATCAATCAGTTAATCAATAAATTTTTATCAGCGATGGAATTTATGTGTCAGTTTGAACTGAATGAAAATTTCGAAGAAACTATCAAGTCAAGATACCGTGATGAATTTAGTTACTCTTCATTTTCCGAAGGCGAAAAGATGCGCATTAACTTAGCAATCCTGTTTACATGGAGAGCAGTAGCTAAAATGAGAAATTCTATCAATACAAATATTTTGATTATGGACGAAGTATTTGATTCTTCTCTTGATGGGTATGGAACAGAGGAATTTTTGAAGATAATAAATAATTTGACCAGCGAATCTAAAACTTTTATTATCAGTCATAAATCAGATCAGCTTTTTGATAAATTTGAAAAGATCATTAAGTTTGAAAAGAAAAAGAACTTTTCAAAAATGGTTTAACGAGGTAGTTATGATTAGATTGAAAAAGTTTTGGCATATTTGGGCTAAAGCTCTTGGCGAAAAGGCTATTGCACATGATAACACTAAATCTGATGCAATAGCAATAATAAGAACTATTTTAGTCATTATTAATACAACAACATGTTTTTTTATTATAGCAAATACAGTGAGGCATTGGTGATATGAAATATACAGTGGAGCTTGAAGAAGACCCTGATTCTGGAGAACTTCTTATGCAAATACCGACAGACATTTTATCTCAAATGGGTTGGGAAGTTGGAACAGAATTGTTTTGGGAAATTGAAAATGGTAATATTATTTTGAAAGGTAAAGATGATGCAATTAGTAGCGGCGAATGATCCAATTTTGACTACCCCATGTGAAGAATTTAATTTTGTATTTCCTCCCTTTGATCCAATTGAATTTTCGCAACAGCTTGTAAAATTTATGTATGAATCAAACGGTATTGGATTAGCAGCAAATCAGGTTGGTGTTCCATATCGAATTTTTGCAATGCGTGGTGAGCCTGAAAATTTCGTATGTTTTAATCCAAAAATTATCAATACATCAGATCAAGAAATTGTTCTTGAGGAAGGATGCTTGACATATCCTAAGCTTTTGGTTAAGGTAAAAAGACCACAACATATTCGTGTTCGGTTTAATACACCAAATGGAGATACTCTTACTAAACAATTTACTGGAATGTCAGCACGTATTTTCCAGCACGAATTTGATCACATTGAGGGAACAGTTTTTTACAACAAAGCAAATCGTTTCCACCGTGATCAAGCATTGAGAAAGTGGAAAAAATAAAGGAACAATTATTATGAATATTTTTATGGTTGATATGGACCCTATTGTAG